TCTTTAACGAAGGTTTTTCATAGAATTGTCTTCGTTTAAGTTCTTTTAATAAACCATCTTTCATAACTTTTTTCTTTAGTTGTCTGATGGCCTTTTCTACATTGTTATTTCTTACTTTTACCTCTAATGACATTATATCACCTCCCTAATATTTGAAGGTGGGCATTTAACTGCCCACCCGAGGTCTACATTATGAACGATAGATTTAAGCATTATCACTAACACTCTCCTCACTATCATTGGAAGATCCTTGATTTAGTTCTTCTATACTAACGCCGGAATCGACTTTAGTATATAAATCAAGGAAACTATTTTTAGTGTCTGTATCAAATCTGTTGATACAAACCTCAACTGCTTTCAACTTGTTTTTAAAGATTGCAAAAGCATTGATGATATGTACTAATCGTCTAGTAGCAATTATCTCATCAATACCACCGTCATAGAAAGTTCTTCTAATGACATCTGCCCACTTAACAAGGTTGCCAGTAAACTCAGTATCTTTTAAACTGTAATGTGACATTACATTGTCTAAGATTTTTTGTTCGATCTTAGCAGCAGGATATTCTTGTTCGAATGTTACAGGAAATCTTTCAAGAAACGCTTCGTTCAGAATATTAGTACCAATAAATCTACCATCGTCACTACCTTTACCTTTAGTATTGGCAGTTGCGATAATATTGAAACCGTCTTTAGGTTCAACAAACTGACCTATCTTTTTAAGAAAGATACCGTTGCCTTCTAAGACAGGTTGTAAACACATAATTTTGTTTGACGCCAAATCAATTTCGTCTAAAAGAAGTAAAGCACCTCTTTTCATTGCGTCAACAACAGGACCGTCATGCCAGACAGTTTCGCCATCTTGCAATCTGAAACCACCAAGTAAATCGTCTTCGTCAGTTTCAACGGTTATATTAACTCTAATAAGTTCTCTTTTAAGTTCGGCACAACTTTGTATAATATTTAAAGTCTTACCGTTACCAGATAAACCAGTAATAAAAGTAGGATAAAAGATATTAGACTTAATAATATTTTTAATATCTTTGTAATTACCAAAAGGTACGAATGTCTGTTCTTTTGTAGGTACTAAATTATCAGCACTTGATTGTGATACAGAGATTTGTTTTGAAACAATTTCAGGTTTCTTAGAAACTTTTTGTTTCACATTTTTTGAAGGATTAACAATACCTTCAACAGGCAACTTGTAAACGCCTCTAGTCAATTTAAATTCTTGACCATTAACTAACCAACCGTTACCGGTTAAGTTATATTTTTTTTCTAGTTTAACAATTTGTTGTCTAGTAATTGTATCAATATTAGACCCAAACTCTTTTTGAGCAAGAGATACAAAGTTTGATTTTTTTTCAATTAAGTTCATAATGTATATTTTCCTTTTTTTGTTAAATATAAGTATATGCTATACTATTTCGGGTGAAAAGTCAAGCATATTCGTAAAATTAAAATCGTTATTTATCAACGATTTACACACTTTTTTACATGCGACAACTTGTCTCATGCTACTCTTTCTACGAATTTGTTCAATAAAACTCTAGATAATTTCTTAGATTTGAAGTTTTTAAGAAATTGTGATTTCATTTTAGCAGTAGTCATATCAGTAGTAATGTTAACCTCTTCGTCTTCTATTTTTAAGTTGTTTTGTGTTATGATAAACAACTCATCATAACCATTGTTTTTCATAGTAACACATTTGTTTTTTCTCATTTCAGATTTTGCATCCTCAAACAGTTGATAATTACTCTTACCAGTAAATGTATTAATATCCCAATACTTTAGAGTTCTACCAGCAATATAATAACCAATAACAGTAGAACCAGTTTTGTGTTTGTAATACTCTAACATAGGTTTGTGATATGTAATAAAGTGACTTTGACCGTAACTATCAGAACCATAATCAATAGTATAACTACCATCTTTGATTTTAAATTTTTGATTATTTAAATATGTAACTGATATATTACCTTTATCATCTAAAGCAGTATAGTTGCTTGTAGTATGACCACAACCATCAGTTAAGAATACGGTATTGAGTTTTTGTATCTTATTCTTTTTTTGAAACTTATTAGCAATCTCAATAGTAGATAAAATACCACTATCAAGAGGTGTGCCACCTAATCTCAAAGTATACCCAATATCAAAATACGGTTCGTCATTACTATAACTTAGATATCTTGATGATCTACTACCTACTTGATAATAATTAGCAACAGCAAGTAAGTTAGACATTGCTTCGTTATACTCATTAGTTCTTAAATCAGAGGTTACGAATTGTAACATTGAACAGTTTTCCATAACTATCTGATTTGGTTTATCTAAGATAACAGGTAAGTTTTTATACCTTCTACTGAAACCGTCATAGTCTTCATCATTTTGAAAATATTGTTTTGCAATATCAGAAAAAGCATATACTTCAAAAGGTATATTAACTGCTTTACAGAACATAACTAAGTTCATGGTTTGTATTATAGTGTTATACATTTTATCATGCATACTACCTGACCAATCTATAATCATAATCATGCCGTGATTTTTTGCACCGGGTTCAATATTAATTCTTTTAAATATATCATCATTGTATTTGTAAGAATGTAAAGAGTTAGTATTAATCATACCAGTTCTAGCAGTTCTAGTTCTAGTATAAGCGTCTGCTGACTTCTTCATTTCAAATTCTTTGACCATATAGTTAACAGTTCTCATTTGATCTTTTTTAAACTGTTTAAATTTTGATAATCTCAAAGACATAGGATATCTAGAATTTTGTTTGTCGATATCTTTTGCAATTTCTTTTACAGTAACAACATTGTCAACTCTTTTTGGTAAAGTTACATAATGATTATCAGCAATATCTTTAGATGTATTAGAAAGTTTTTTAGATGTTTCTGAAAAGTTTTTATCAGTAAACGACTCATTGGCAGAAGGATCATAACCGGTTTCTTGATTAGAAGAAGATTGACTTTTTACTTTTTCTTGTTCTTCTTTTTTGTCTTCTTGTTTGTTTGAAGAATTGTTTGATTGTTCGTCTTCGGGTTTATCAGTATCAGATCCAGATGAGGAAGAAGTTTCCTGATCTTGCTCTTGTTGCTCATTACTATCTCCTTCTTGTTCTTGTTCAGAGTTGTCTTCGCCTTCTTGCATATCAGGTGTCATAGATTTTGACATTGCTAATTGTTCTTGTTCGTCTTCATCAAATTGTTCTTCTTGTGAATAGGCAAAAATATCTTTAGTAAGTTTTACTACATCATCCCATGTTTCAAGTTTATCTGATCTAGTAATAAATTCTTTTTCAGTATCATTAAATTCTATAAGTTCTCTTTGACCTGATTTAGAGAACATATTAAGTCTATCAATAAATCTAAGACCGTCAATATTAATATCTTTAGTTCTAAAGAAATCATTTTCAATCAGTTCGTTATAACCTCTATAGTATGATCTTCTTAACCCAGGATATTTAATTTTCATTTTCTTATCAATACGAATGTCTTCAATAACATTAAAATAAGAATGTGGAATACCTTTGTGTTTTTTAAATTCGTTTTCGTCAGTTGGTGTATAAAGTGCGTGACCAACTTCATGCCCAACTAATAAGTCATATAAATCATTAGACATATCTTCCCATAAAGGAAGGCATAAAATTCTAGTTTTAGGAATGAAATAAGCAGTCTCTACTTTTTTATGTTCAACAGTAATGTTTTCTGTTGCAAGTAGTTTTGCTAAGTTTGTTTTTTGTTCTTTACTAATCATATGTAACCTCAATTATTAGACTATGCTACACTAAAACGAGCAATAAATCAAGCATTATTTTCGAAATAATTGAAATTAAAATCGTTATTTTTCAACGATTTAAGATAGGTGCGTCAGGTTAGCACACTTATGTTCTTACTTTGTTCTCATTTTTCGAAGATAAAAGTAGGTTCAAATTTGCGTCCTGGTATGTCAGGTCGTGTAAATTCACCAATATACTGTTGTTTTTGTTTCTTTTCACTCATTGTGCCGTCTAATGTATTTACAGTTGATTTACCTTGCTGTGTTGATAAAGATAACCACCATGTATCAACATGTTTAAATCCTACTTCTTTTGCTAATGATACTGTGTCTTCCTCAAAGGTCTTATATTGTTTTGTATTTGCTACATTTAGTGCAAGATATTTGCCTGTCTTTAAACCTTTATGTGCATTTGCAATAGTCTTTTTTAAAAAACCCTCACGCCACATATAACTTGTATCAAATTTAATACTAGATTGTTCTGGTTCATCACCATATGCTTCCCACCCAAAATAAGGTGGACTTGTAAAGACAAAATCTAAACTTTCATCTTCAGGTATATAAGTCTCACTACCTTGACGTAATAATTCGTATTTCTTATCTTTGTGACCATAAGTATCTCTTATCTGTTCTAACCCTCTGTACGTTGGGATACAAGGGTCTGTGCCTATATAATTGACACCAGCAGCGATAGCACCTAATAGTCTACCACCATAACCCATACTAGGATCCCATACAGTACCTGCCTCTGTTCCTTCGATAATACTATCTTTATCAACAAAGATATCATACATTGCGGCAGCAGCAGTAGGTCTAAAATTAGATACCATTTGTGTGCCTGTATATCTTCTTAACATAGAACGTAAATCACTATCAGTTATTTTATGTAAAGGTTTTTGTGTAAAGAATATACCGTTTAATATTTTGTTAAGACCTTTTTCAAGATGTTCTTCATCTTCCCATATCTCCATAGGTGTTCTCATCTTACCACACTTGATACCCCAAGAATGCTTCATATAAGACCATGCAAGATTAAGACCATGGGCAGATTGACCTATAACTTTGTTTTTTCTATCTACTAAATTTGTTCTATCAAAAGATAATAGACCATCAAACTTATGATTACGCCATTTACTATCTTCAGGATAGTATGGAAAACCTCTGTCTTTTATTTGTTTAACTATTTCACTCATTTATTAATTGTAATAATTTATCTCTAAAGGTATCATAAATTTCATCCATTGTCAATAGTTCTTTTTTGTACGTTTCATGTACATTTTCGTAGATTGATTTATAATCTTCACTTTTTATCTTTTCATTTAGTTCTTCAGCACTCTCTACTCTTTGCCAGTTAGACTTTACAAGTGTGCCTGTAACATCATAATCTTTCCAAACCATTGGCACTATACCACATGCTAATGCCTCATGATATCTACTTGTTGTCGCCTTGTTGTCTTTCCAGTTAAAACATAAAGTATATTTTGTTTTGTTAAGTATTGGTAACAAGTCTCTCATACCTTTTGTAGGTTTCATATCTCTTTTTACAGTAGAAAATCTACCTATAAATCTTGTATTAAATCTACCCATACCATCTTGTATTTCTTTTAATATAGTATGTCTTACATCACCACTCACAACACCATCAACGTCTCGTCTTTTTTCTGTACCCCAATATGAAAAATCATATGGTCTATTCATATCTTTTATATTATCTTTAATAAAGTGATATTTTAAAGCATGAATACCACCTTTGATATCCATTTCATCTAGTATAGATATTTTACATTTGATGTTTTTAAATACTTTCTCTTTGTATAATTCTGCTGTATCACCTCTGTCTGATCTTAATAATATTATATGTTTGTTTTCAATATAAGGTAATATATGTTCTTCGATTGCAGTTGTTGACTTTTCTAAATTTTTAGGATCAATATAGTTTGGTATATGGTAGTGAAACTCATTCTCACTTGGTATAATAATAACGTCACTATCAGACATATCATCAGGTATTCGTCTGTGTGCTTTATTAAAACCAAAGTTATAATAACCATATCTATATTCATTATGATCTGTTTGAAATCTATTATACAGATAACAAAAGGAATCTAATATATGGTCTAAAGGACGTTTGTAGTTTATACCACTTCTTAATCTTGCAATAGTTATTTTCATTATTTACCTACATTCCAAAATAGTGCTTTTTGTTTAGCATGTTTTCTCATAACAGACCATGCCTTTGCGTCATATGTTGGCACAGACGGAAAAGGTGGTCTATCTTTTTCTTTAACTTCTTGTGTAAACTTATAATCTGATAAATGAAGAATTGCACGACCTATTTCTTTTTGTTTCATTTTATGACCTACAGAAACAACATGTACGTCTTTATTAGGAAATGCCATTTGTAATCCTCTAGTTAATGTGCCACTAGAACCTACAGACCATACTTCACTAACATTAATATTATAATCTGTTTCAATTGTTTTTGCTAAATTCTTTATATCTTCGAACACTCTGTAATCTTCTAAACCTAAAGGCAACAATCTTCTTCTAAGAGGATCCATATCATAGTATTCTCTTGCTCTTGCTTTTGTAACTTGTAACATACCATTAGGCACCCAACGAATATCTGCCCCATATTCTAATGCTTGTTTTTGATATGGGTGTAAATTATCTAGTGATCTTTTTGCCATAAAGAATATTGCTTTTTTGTCATATACTTTTGCTTGTAGTGTTAATGACAACTGAGCGTAACCATTTGCAGGGCAACCACCATAAACAAATTCTTCAGCACCTTTTTCTATTTCTTCTCTAATCAATCTATCTACAAATCTTCTTTTAGAACCACCTTCTAACAGGTCATCACGAACAACATAAAATCCTTCGTGTTCTTCTATTACTAATTTAGGAAAACGATATATCATAAGTTAGTTAAATCTGACCATTCTTTCAGTTTTTCTCTTTTCTTCTTTGCATAGTTTGTCATAACCTCATAGTTAATCCAGTTTCGTTCTTTCATTATCTGTATCATAGCAAATAAATCACCTATCTCTCTTTCTAACTCTGTAGGATTATTACCAAATCGTAACATCTTACTTGCCTCTTGTATTGCCTCTGAACATTCTTCCATGAAGATTGTTAGTATTTCAGATTTTTCATCTTTAAAGTTACTCATTCTACAACCTTTGTAAAGTTACCAACCTTTTCATACTTAATTACATTTGTAAACTTGTCAGCAATCATATCTGTTTTGTGTGATATGATAAAGACATTTTCATTATCTAATGTATTTAGGATTTTCAAAAAGTCGTCTGTGCCTTGACCGTCAAGACTACTATCAAATATTTCATCTAATAATAATAAGTTAGTCGATATACTATTTTTCATCTTTGCAATGGCACGCCATGTAAATAATAATGCAAGATTTATTCTCATCTTCTCACCTTCACTAAAAGATGTATAAGAAAACTCGTCTCGATATCTAGATTTGATTGTTTCTTTAAACTCACCATCTAATCTAAAGTTTACAAAGAAGTCCATACTTGCAAGATACTTGTTTATTAACTGATTAATAACAGGTAAGTATTGTTTAATAATTTTTGTTTTGATACCTGTATCTAATAACATTTGTTTTGCGGCTTGTAAATAATCATGTTCTTCTATTTTCTTTAACTTAGAGTTTTGTTTTTCATCTAGGTTACTTTCTAATTCAGATAACTTACCTTTCGCTTCACCTGTATCACTAGATTGTTGAGATATCGTTTCAATGTTATGTGTTAATTTTGTGTTAATATTGTGTAACTCAGTTTTTGACTGCCCAAACTTTGCAATGTCAATTTCTGTGGTTCTTATTTCTGATTCTGTTGTTTTTATCTTTTGTAATCTTGTTTGTAGTTTTCTTAATTCAATGTTACTATCCTCTATCGCCTGTGACCATTTCATAAACTCTTTATTATTATCTGCCATTAGTTCTTGTTTATTAGATAATAGTTGTTTACATGTAGGGCAGTTATCATTTTCTTCATAAAAGTTTTTGTGTTTAGTACATTCTTTTAATTTACTTTGAAACTGTGCTTGAAAACTAGATATCTTTTCTGCTTTTGTTACAACTGTTTGTGTATCATTTATTGTTTCTTTTAATTTGTTTATTTCGTTTTCTAGGCCTGCGATATGTGTATTGTATTTGTCTATTGCATTTGTATTTTGTTGTATCTTTTCTTTTTCATTCTTAATTGTTTCTTCGACCTGTATATCTAATTTTTCTATATAATTTTTTTGGTTTTGTACATTGTTCTCTAATATTGTAATGTCTCTATCAATATCTTTTACTTGTTCGTCTATTTCTTTTAGTCTTATCTTTGTTAACATATTCATTATTGAGAATATCTTAATATCAAGTATGTCTTCTATTACCTCTCGTCTATGTGGTGCTTTTAATTCCATAAATGGTACAAAGGTACTACTACCTAATATTACCACTTGTGTAAATGTTCTATAATTAAATTTAAGTATTTGATGTTCTAGTTGTTTCTGATAATCTGCAACTGTAGATGTTTGATTTATTAATTCATCATTTTGATATACTTCGAATATACTAGGTTTGATACCTCGTTTTATTTTATAACGATTTGATGATATACTAAACTCTAACTCAACCTCTGTGCCACCTAGATTAATACTATTGATTAATTGTTCTTTCTTTATTTCTCTAAAAGGTTTACCAAACAAAGCAAAACACAATGCGTCTAGTATTGTTGACTTACCTGCACCATTGTGACCTACAATTAATGTTGTAGAGTTACTGTTTAGGTTAGTTTCTAAAAATGAATTACCAGATGATAGAAAGTTTTTCCATCTTATCTTTTCAAAGACTATCATATTTCCATATCTCCTGCCTCAGTATATAAAGTTCTCATAAGAGTTTTCAGTTTATCTTTGTTTAAGTCTGTTTCTAATTCGTTGACATAATTATCTAACAAAGTTGGTGTGTCTTCACTTCTCTCTGCGATATCATCTGCCACAGTAGAAGCGTCAAGGTCTGAGTAATCTTCTATAATTTTTATATCGTGTACTTTTGTTTTCTTATAGAAACCATCAACAAACTTATCAAACAAGTAATAATCTTTTTTCTTTTCTACAATTAGTTTAATAAACTTGTCTTCATACTTACCATAATCAAAATCTTTATAATCGTTTTCTTCGTCATTATAATATATTTTTTCATGTATAGTATAAGGGTTAACTATTCTTTCTAACTCTCTTGTTTCTGTATCTAATATATGAAAACCTTTTTGACAGTTATAATCATTCCACATAAACTCGTAAGGACAACCTAGATAATATATCTGACCATCATCAGACTTTTTATGAAAGTGTCCTGATAATACTTTTTCAAATCTACGAAATAATCTCTTTTCAAGACCAGTAACAGATTTCATATTGTTATGCATTTCAAAACCTTTAATTTCTAAATGACCTAATACAATGTCAGCACTTTCTTGTTCTAACATCATTTTAGTTTTTTCTTCGTTAGTAGAGTTTACCCAAGGTATGAATAACATTCTCATGCCACCTATCTCAACAACCTTAGGATCAGAATATATAAAAGGTTCGTTAATGCCATCATATGTTGTTAGTAGTTCATCAACAGCATTTACTTCGTTTGTGTTTTTATAATAAGTGTCGTGATTGCCTATTATAATATGTGTGTCTATTTTTTCTTCCCATAGTCGTTTCATAAAGTTATGTCTAAAATCATGTGAGGTTTTAAAATTAATAAACTTACGTCTATCAACAATATCACCTAAGTGAATACATGTTTTTATATTATGTTCTTTTAAATATGGAAAAAACACATTGTTGTAAAACTTAAAAAAATAATTTGCATAAGCAGGATTATCATTTCTTGCACCAAAATGTGTGTCAGTAATTAAAGCAATTTTCATAGTTACATAAAGTATTCTAATTTAGTAGTAATCTTTTTCTTTTTAGGTTTGGGTTTTGTTTCTTTCTTTTCTGGTTCAACATCAACAATCATGTTCTTTCTCAGAAAATCTGCATATGCATTTTGATATTCTGTGTTATCTCCTTCTTGTCTTACTATCTCATCTAATCCACTTTTAAGAATTAACTTTTGTTTTATTGTTGTTTGTTTTTTTTCTTTCTGTATTCTTCTTATAAAAGCGTAATATATTATTTGAGTAAAGTAGGCAAAAGGATTACTTGATTTTTCAGGATCGAAGTTTGCTACATATTGTAAACAGTTTTCGATACCATCAGATATCATGTCCTCTTTATATGTGTAATTAATAAAGTTAGGTCTGTATGATAAATGATTTGCTATTTTTAAAAAACATTCGCCTATGTAGTCATTAATCTTAGGATCTCTATGATTTCTATTACGAGCAGATAGTACCTTTTTACGATACTTTTTCATTTCTTCTAGAAACTTTTTATTATCTACATAATGTTCTGTTTTTTTCTTTTTTAATTGTACAGTCATAATGTTTCACATTCTATCACAAAATAGTGTTTTTGTCAAGCTGTATGTACTATATTTTGTGATTATTATTTTTGTTGATTTAGTGCTTGACAATTAGTGTCAAAAGTAGTATAATGCGGATGTCCCGCTTTGATAAGGTATATACTTATTGCTTAGTTTTGTTACCCTTTAAGTAATCTAACATATCAAAATATTCTTCATCATTCATTTTCTCCATCATTTCATCAAACTGTTGATCCATTGACATTTTTGATTGAAGCGGTTCTAATTCTTTTTTCATACTTGGAAACAAACCCATTCTAACATTATCATAATATTCTCTCAAATTTGAATTTGGGGATCCTATTGTTATTATATGTGATCTTAATACAGAATATATTTTATCAGTTGTTTGAAAGACCAATGGCGTCAAAGACATTTTTTCTTCTACAAAACCTACCTTATCACCTAACACACTTTCATGTATTCTTATTTTATAAGGTTCTGTAAGTCTTACAAAAGTTGAGCCCTCAGTATGTGTAACACCAGCAATCACTTGTTGACCGTTTGCTAACATTAATACTTTAGTTAAAGGTATTTGTATTTTTGTTTCTTTAATGTTTTCTTTGCTCATATTATTATTTATGTGATATCGACATGATGTAACTCGTAGTCAAACTCTTGTTCAGAATATGTGTTTATTCTTTCCATAAAGTGATTAAGGGTAAAGTTCTTTTGTTCTTTGTAAGAGAAGTCATCAGCAATATCATAAAGAGTTGCTTTAACTTTATTGTCACCAAGACGCAACCCACGACCAAGAGACTGTAAAATACGAATTTTAGATTTGGTAGGACTTGCGAATATAACGTTATGTAAGTTCCTAATATTAATACCAGTAGAAAAAGTTCCGTAACTCGCCACAATAATTGCGTTGTTTTCATTTTCTGTAATACTTCTTATCGTTTCTCTATCTTTAGTTTCTGTACCACCATAAACGAAAAACAACTTTCGTGTGTGTGGATCTAAAGTGTCACCTATGAGTTCATGTAAAATTTTACCATGTTTCTCTACATACTGAAATAAAACTAAAGTATTACCTGTTTGATCTTTTGTGAGGTTCTTTATGAAGTTATTTCTTTTTTGATGTGATACTATATAGTCCATTTCTTCTTGATAGGTTAAACCCTTAACATTAATACATTCCTCCTTTGCATACTTTAAAATCAAACATTGTATATTTAAATCTGCAAGTTGTTTTTTATCTATGAGTTCTCTTGTAGTTGTTACATTGTGTACAGGTCCAAATAAACCTTCTAATACTAGTTTGTGTACTTTACTGTCATCTAGTGTACCTGTTGTACCTATTCTATATTTTGCATTAATACAAGCACTCATAATTTTTTGCAATTCTTTTGATTTGTATAAATGTGCCTCATCACCAACAATACAATCAAACTGTTCAAAGTATTTCTTATCAAAAGTTGCAAGTGATTGCCATGTAGATATGACAACAGGTTTCTTATCATCTATTTCATAACCATAATATTTTCGTTGTACATATTTTTCTGATTCCCAACTATAATCTTGAAAGTCTTTATACATTTGTTCTACAAGTGAAGTTGTTGGCACAATAAGTAAACTTCTTTTTTGTAATGTTGTCATCATTCTAATAATACAATAAATGATTAATGACTTACCTGAAGCAGTTGGCGATAACAATATTGATCGTTTATTATTGATTGCGTGTACAAATGCGTCTAATTGATAATCTCTTATTTTCATTGATTTAGTTAAAATTTTATCAACAAACTTGGAAAAATCATTCCGAGGATGACCGCTGGTGAGTTTTTCTAAACCTTCGTGTATGATTGTACCCCCTCGATTTTGCATAAAATAGTTAACATAGGGTAGTAACCCATAATATAACTTACCTGTTGCTTTTGAAAATAATCTTATCTTACCGTCCCATCTCTTTGCTCGAACACTTGGCATAAAAGAAGCACCAGGTACCTGAAAGGTAAAAAACTCTGATAAGTCTTGTAACAAACCTAAGTCTTCGCTAGTACACTTAATATAGGATTGATTATACTTTGTTACTTTTAATTCGCTCATTTAATTCTTCATATGATATATTTGTCCAGTTTTTTCTTTCGTCTAATTCTTCTATATTTTCACCTACATGTATAAATTCATGTTCGTCATATTTGTTTAATAATCTTTTAGTGTGATATATCCAGTTTTGAGGATCAATTGCTTGTGCCTTTGGCCCCACATACCCTTTTGAACCCTTGTAGATGTTGTTCACTAGTTTTGACTTGGAATGATAATCGTAACCTATCAGATATATTTTTTTGTCCACATCTGCTGCCATCATTGCAATTAAGACACCTGCGTTTGTTTTCTCTTTCTGATACTTGCCCAATCCCACTACTTTGTCTTTCTTCTTTGTCCATGTTATTTTATATCCTTCTTGATCTTCGCCAAAGTGTAACTTGAAATCGTCTTCATGCCAGTCTTTGTTTTCTTCACGAAACTTTCTAATTAGGTCTACGTTATTTGCCCAACATACAAAAAATTTTTTCTTTTCATCTTTCCAAACCCACTCGTCAGTATATTCTTTAGGGTCAACATTGCCTATAAACTTTGTTGCTGTTTCAGAATGAAATAACTTATCATATAGAGAAGCAGGATTTTTTTCCCACTCTTTTAAATATACAAGATTATCAAATGCATAACCACTACGATATATTTCATGACATATATTGAAATCCATTGCCACTAAAACATCAGGCGCAAAATCTCTATACAATCCGTTACAACCATATATTTTACCAAATGGTTTTAGATTATGTAAATCAAAGTCTTTTCGACTTTCACCATTACCAATACAGAATATCATTACATACTACCCATAGTAAATTTTTTCCACTCTATGGCGTTCTTAATTTGAAATGTGCGATTGTTTATTTGTTTGAGTGTGTGTTCACAATAACTACAAATTTGTTTTAGATATTCAACTTTTTGTCTTTGTTTAATTATCTCATCATCAGCGTCAATAAATTTATCAACGTCTTGTCGTAATACTTTGAGATCAAAGTTTTTGTCTTTGTACTCTTGTGGGTCTGCTTTACCTGTAAAGAATAACCATTTTTTTATGTGTAGTTTTGAATAGTCACCTTCTGCCTTCTTCATCATTAAGGCATAAGTTGAATATGTTTTAAGATATTGAGAATGTAGTTGAGGCGTCTTTAGACTTTCTAAGTCTAGTTCAGTATCATCAATTGTCAAATCCTTCTCGGCTTTCGCCTGAAGTTCATCAAGTGTCATTATTTAATCCTTTTTAATATATAGTAAGTTTAAAATGGGGTCGTATAACTGTGTATCTTATACCCAAAACTTACTGTCGCTTGCAAATATTCAACGTCTGTGGCATTTTGATTGTATTCTAGAGCAGATAAACTTAGAGGGTAACAATCTTGAAAAGTTATCTCTACTAAAGGTGTATTTCTTGCTGATAGAATAATTAACTTACTATCAGAATATATAGCACCATCAGGTGTTGCACTAGTCACACTACCTGCATTGGTAGAATTATTTTGTTGTGATCTAGGCATTCTATCTGCACCGTCAGCAATCAATGCTCTGTATTTGTCGTCACTATCTGTTTGTGATAGTCCTGCCATCCAATCATGCACACTACGATAGTTTGTCAAATCTTCATCTACAATAAATGTAATGTTCAGATTTTCAAAAGACAAGTCATTACCTGGTATTTTAAGATTTATAAGTCTAGTAGGTTGATTTATCTCTGTAAGAGTAATACCTGGTATATTCGCTTGAATACAGTTAAACTCTACTCTAGGTAATTTAGTTGTTTGAAATTTAAACTTCGTAGGATCTGCATAATCTAATCCAGTTCCACTTGGTTGTTTTGCTGCTAATGTTGCGTCTGTCATATTAGTATTTATAACCAAAAAAAAGGGGGCATAATCGCCCCCTCTCTTAAATCTCCAGTATGGAGGTGAAATTACATTAAGTTTGTAACTTTTACCATTCTGTAGTAAATGTTTGATTGGTCAGTTCCAGTGTCAGTAGTCTGAGCACTTGATTCCGCAAATGGGTTTCTAATTAGACCGTATCTAGTTTTGAAACCAATTTTTGGTTGGAACGTGTTCTCACCAACCGCTCTCACCATTTGTAGTGGAACGTATGGGCAATAGAACATACCAGCATCATAAGGTGATGTACCTTTGTAACCAATTACAAAGTATTGAGCCGCTGTGTTGTTAGACGCATATGGATCAATGTAAACTTTGTATTTACCGTTTAGAGTACCAGCAAAAGTATTACCAGTATCGTCAACGTTTAGGCTATTGTTAAGAGCAGGAGCGTAATCTAATACACCCGCCATTTGTAATGCTGAAGCAACGTCAGATGAACAAATAATAATATTACCTCTTCCTCTTCTTGTTTCTTGTGCGATTACGTTAGCGTCTCTCTCAACTTGGAACATAAGACCTTTGAATTTTTCAACTGACCAACGACCGTTAGAGTCAGTATCTAAATCAAAAGTACCTGATGTAGTTGTGTTAGTGTTAGCACCTTTTTTCGCTTTTTCATAAATTGTTCTAACTACTTCTCTGTTGATCTCTGCAAGGATCTCAGCAGATAGGATGTTAGCCAATTCTGTTTCAGCGTCTAAACCGTGGATTGCTTTTAAGTCTTGAGCAAGTTCCATTGTGTATTCTGCTTTTAACTGTCTAGTTTTAGCAGTAACAGTGGATTTCTCAATACTGAAAGCCATCTCAGCGAAAGATGAACTTGCTTCAGCAGTTGCTGTTGCAATACCAGTACCAGCAGTTACACTAGTTGTAGTATCGTTCATCAACCCTGGATTTAGAGAAGAACTATGAGTACCAGTTCCAGAGAAATCTGAATCTGCTTCATTGAATAGAGCTTCTGTGCCTGAGTTTGAAGTAAATCTGCTCTTCATTGCGAAGATAAGACCAGTTGGACCAGTCATTGGTTGTACACCACAGATGTCGTATGCGATAAGATTTGGCATAGCTCTTCTTACGAGTGATATTAAAATCGGATCCCAGTTTGCTACAGCAGAACCAGTTACGTTTGCAATCTCACCCAAGAACGCTTGATCTTCTTTCGCAGCTTTTTCTTGGTTTTCCAGGATAACAGCAGTTACCGCTTTCTTGTAAGGGTTATCTATTTTTGGTAGATCCGCATGTTCAAGAACCGGTGACCATTTTTCCTGTAAGTTTTGTGAATTAAACATTTGTTTATTCTCTCCTTTTTCTTACTTATTATTTTCCGTAGATATCTCTACTTTGTCCCCTACTGATTGCAGCCGTATAGCGTGACATTGAGTCGCTCAAGTCTACTACTGTGTTACCATCGTTGGAATCTGTTATTGTGTCAACATTTTCAGTTGACGCTGGTGCTTCTTTTGCTACGCCAAAATAACTTTCTTTAATTGTAGAAAGTTTTTTAGAGTATGCGTCTGCACCTTCGAATGCTACATCTTCTACTAGAGATTTCATTTTTTCTTTTTCAGTATCAGCCATTCCTTCTACTGCACTTTCAAAAATTTCGTCTTTAGTGTAACCTTCGATTAACTTTTTGTCAGCTATTGCCTTCTCAGTCATTTCATTAACTTTAGATTTCATCTCTTCCAGTTCTTTTTCTTTCGCTTCTAGAACGTCATACTTTTCATCTGGAACGTCAATGTAATGATCTTCGAATAGAGTTTTAAGACCTGCAATGAAATCCTCTGCGATTTCGCCCTTGATACCTTTTTCGATAGCAAGTTCGTTATCAGTCATCCATTGTTCTACAACATAGTTTAAGTAGTTATCAACTTTTACAGTTAATTCTTCTTTAACAGTTTCTTTTGCTTCTGCTAACTCATTTTCGTATTCACCTTCTAATCTTTCGATTTCAGATTTTACTTTAGACTTAACAGCAGCTTCGAAGATTGTAGCAGCCTTTGTTTTAAACTCCTCAGATAAAGAGTCATCACCAGAAACAAGAGCGTTAACGTC